TTGAGTCTTTTCCAAATCCTAAATCAATGGCATCCGGGTGGCCTGTGCCTGCAACCATGTCATAAAAAGTCCATGATGTACGGTCGCTGTTTGCTGCATACCCAACCCGGAATGTGGACATACCAACAACCCACCTAGTTGCACCGGCGGATGCTGGTGGCTCATGGTCGTTGCATTTGCCTATATTAGCAATTGCAACGTCGTTAACTTTTGCAATACTGGCGGCCGCAATATCATTGATTTTAGTATAAGCCATAAATTAATTCCTTAGTGCGCGCATTATAGTGGCAACACAACATCGCAAGCTACAGATGTAAAGTCATCCGCAGAATCTGCGCCTTGATTGTTCGCGATCTGGCTCCATGACTCGCCGTCATTGGTGCTTTCCCAAACATCACCGTCCTCGCACGCCAGTAGCCAAGTAGACCCATCAGTTGCAACATCTAATATATCATCACCACCCATGCTAAGAGTAACAAGGTTATCATTACTAATTGTTTTTCCATCAACATCAAAATAGTAAAGATCAGATTCAATCCGATTGGTTGTGGCCACGACTCGTCCAGATGAGTTAGCAGCCATTTGACCTTTTTGGCCGTTGGTGCTCATGTGTAGTAGGTTATTCAGGCGTACTTCGGTGCCCCAGTCAGTGATGTCCGACGCTGCGCATGAGCGGACATGGATCTGCGAGCTGTTGCTGTACATGATCACCCACGAGTTGTTGGTGAAAATAATCCCATGGATTCGACCCGGAACGCCTTTGCCGTTTCCGCTATCGAAAGGTGTCGAAACAGCAAACGACGCCCCATCGTTTGTACTGTAGTAAAAACGATTTGCTTGAGCGAAGGCCCATTTGCCCTGACCGTCGCTAGCAATACCATTGATGAAAACACTATTGGTGTGACCCGACAAACCAGACAAGTCAATTGCGCTCCAATTAGCGGCGCCGTCTGTAGATCGATAAATATCTTGATCGACTTGACTGCCAACGGCCATCCAAGTTCCGGCCGCAGTTCCATCCGATCGGGCGCCCCACTGAACTTGCATAATGTTTCTTTTGTTGCTGGTGCCGTCAATGTCAATATCAGTCCAAGCGGATGTAGAGGTCACATCGGTGCCTGAAAACTGCACTTCTCTGGCGCCGCCGTTTCGTGTACAAACAAAGATGCCTTGGCCGCTAGCATTTTTTCCAAATGCAATATCAAAGTCGTTGTCGTGAGTACCGGTTGCAGAACCCCCCTCGACACTGTTGTATATTGACCATGATGTGCGGTCGCTGTTAGCGGCATGAGCGATTACACCATCATCACCCCCAATCACCCAGCGAGTAGCACCAGTAGATGGAGCTTCAGAATCATTGCATTTAGCTATGCTAGCAACCGCAATATCATTTATTTTGGCGATACTGGCTGCGGCAACGTCGTTTACTTTCGAATAAGCCATTAATATACACCTGTCTTTTTAATTTATATTATGCAACCTCTACTAGCGTCATCGCAGGATTTATGAATACCACGTCTGCGTTGAGGGCGACGCCAATGCACTGGACAAAATCACCCGACCCGTCGGGGGCGGTAGCTGTTAGAGCACCATCCGTACCCACAAACAATCTATTGCCAGCAGTAAAACTGAAATCGTCATCCCTAAACGTACCCAAGTGTAATACTTCAACGTTTACGTCTGCGCCGCCGGCGGCATTGAGTGCGATACCAATTGCAGGCATATCGGCTTCTGCGTCGGCATCGGCTGTTTCAATTTTTCCATTACTATGCACTGCCACTGCTTTAAACTGAGCAATTGCTGCTCCTGATACCATAGTCGTTTTCAGACCTTGTGCCGTATGGTCTGCGCTGGTAAGTAGCGGAGTATCAAATTTGATACCGGCTGCTTCACTAACGATTGGAGCTACAAGAATAGTTCTTGATGAATTAAATTTTGATTTCATGATTAGGTCCCTTCTGTATTATGCAAAATCTCACGGCTCATGCTCAGTGCCAAGATTACCTGCTTTTGTAATACCAGATCCAGTCAGGCTATACATGCGGTTTGTTGCAATGTTTGTCAAATCAGCCATAACTTGGTATGAAAGGTTGTCTGTACCCGACCCATTTGAAATGTAGAATTTACTGCATTTAACATCGAATGTCACACTAGCAAATCCAGCCGGAACAGTAATAAAGTGTAGACCTACAATTACATCATCGGCCGATGCGATGGTGGTCCCGCCTGACTGGTCAAAGTCTCCCGGCTTTGTTATTGGGGTTCCTGCTAAACTAGATCCGCTTTGGAAATGAACTCTTAAGTCTTCGCCGCTATTAACGTTGTTGTTGATTACAGTAAACGACTTAGACACAAACGGAAACTCTACCATTTGAACTTTGTTGTTATCTAGGTTAGTCGATCCTGTAATAAACGGGTGCCCCGACACTTGATAAGAGCCAACACTTCTTATGCCGGGCTCGTTCCATTGGTGTTGATAACCCGGCGCGATGCCGGCTCCGTGATCTTTTTTGTATAAATTTCCAGACATTATTTACTCCTCTACTCTATAAGTAGTCTAGCCCATAAGAGCTTTCCAATTTTTTCCGCCCAAAGCAACAATCCCAGAAATGTCAACACCTGAATCGCTCGGATCTTTGTTGGCAAGCGGACCTGCCTGTTGCGTTACGGACATTTGTGGCGCAGCAGGCTTAGTCCCTTCAAACAAATCAATGCCGTTATATGCCTCACCACCAATCTGATCCAACAATTGTTTTTTGTAAGCTTGTAATTGTTCTTTCTTTTTCTCGGTTGCTAGATCCATTTTGACGCTATTCTCGTTTGATAATTGTGGCACAATGGTCTCTTTGTTTTCCACAATAAATTGATTGCCCATACCTTGAGCAACCTCGGATACGATATTAGATAAAAGCCCCTCTTTAAGTAGTGTCTCTTGGACACACTCCTTTACAATAGGCATAATCATTTTTTTCAATTCTGATCGTTTCATTATTCTCTCTAATCTGTTAAAATATCATTCAGTGATCTGTAAAGCTTATCTGCTTTAGTAAAAATATTGGGTTCTTTGTTTTCCATCATTCCTTTCTTGACATGCATAAAAGCGCCGGGCGTAGAGGGCTCCGATACAAAATCAAAACAGATCAACTGAAAATCGTCTTCGACAATTGTTTTGCCTCGCTCTTGACGAACAGAACCAAGGCCTCGGGACGAAATACCTAACGTAACTCCTGACTTAGCAAGTTGCATTAAGATGTTGCCTGATGGCGTATCAAGAATCTCAACTTTACCCATTAAGGCTTCGCCATCCCACCACATGTCAATAACAAGGTGGGAAGCGTTTTTTAAATTAATTACGGAATCGTCTGGGTGGTCAAGTTCTCCCAAAGCTCGGCGTTCACGAACAAGTTTCCAATAATTCTCAACCTCTCGTTGAAGAATATTTTTAGAATAAACTCTTCCATTGCCGTTTGGAGTGTTATACTTTTGCATACAGCCTGTCATGTAGAACTTTCTGCCCTCGGCCATGTCTTTCTTTTCTTGTTCTGACAATAAATCTTGACAGACGCCCCCATCACAAAGGGCATAATATTCTCTTAAAAGTTGTTTTGCCATAGTATTCTCCAAATTAAATTACTGCGGGCACCACCCGCGTGAGCTAAGAGCCGCTACAGCAGCGTCGAACTCTTGGGATGTTCATGCGTCGCATCTTATTCTCCTTTCTTTAGTCCAGCGATTTCAGCAAATCTTGAGATTCGCTGTTCACTAATTAAGTCCTTTGAGGTTTCCTCTTTGTTTTCTGGTAGCCTACGGCCGCGGTTAGCAGGGATTGGCGCGCCTGTTCCAGCGCGGGCTGGCGCCCTCTGAGTGCGGGCCGGCTGGGCAGGGGTTGCCGGGGTACGCTGGGCGGGGGCTCTTTGGGAACGTTGCCGTGTAGGCGCTGACTGTGGTTGGCTTGGGCGCAAACGTGGGTCTGAAACTTTTAACTTGTTTTGCCTAAGAAGATTAGCGATAACTTTCTTGGCTTTTTCCTTTTGCTGAGGGTCTTTCATATTTTCTATTGCACTTAGAGTCTTATCTAATTTAATGGTCTTTCTCTTTGCTTCCATAACCTCTTCAAGTGTTTCAAACCCTGCGGCTGACAAATCAGACCTGAGGCCTTTTAAAATATTTCCCATATCCTTTCCAGCAACTCCAGCTTTTTGTAATTGCGCTTGTGCTCCGCCCCTGCCTCTCATAATACTGATTTTTGGCTTGGCTGCGGCGGTTGGTGCGGACGCTTTTTTTGATGCTTTAAACTCAGCATCTAATTGAGCCTGACGGGCGGCAACTGCATCTGCTCTTTGTGTTGTGCGGTTATCTCCTGTTCTTTGCGCGGCGGCTGGGGCCGGGGCGGGTTCTGGGGCAGGCTCTGCAACATCGATACTCCGTAAATTTCCTATTGCCTTGTCCAGTGCAGCCTTAAACTCATCACTCTCTTCAAATTGATCCGCCGAAGCCTTGAGTTGTTCAAGCGATTTTAAACTGCTTTTGATACTCTTTGCCTTCGCAGCGCTATAGTTGCCTTTCTTGTAGGTACCTGCAACACCTCGGGCGGCTCCCGCTACTTTGTCTTTGGCTGCTCGGCCCAGAGCTTTAAGACCACCAACGACTTCATCAATTTGTTCCACTATATCATCATCAAGTCCTTCTTGTTCTATTGACTCTATGATAATTTGCTTTAGCTTGCTTTCAGAAATTTGCATTACTCTAGTCGTTCCTTTGTGTATCGAATGCCCTTATCATTAACAATCATGGAAAGAAAGTATGATGAGCCAGATCCAACGCAACCACAAATTAAGAAATTTGCTAGCGTGTAGTCAAAAGTAAATAGTTCCGTCCATTTGTTTATGGCAAATAAAAACCACCCTGCATGAAATCCAAAGCACAGTGTGCAGTGAAATAATTTACCGAAACCACCAAGCCACTCTTTGCTTGGTCTAATTTTATTAAAAATACTCGCATACACGACAAGATAAGTCAGGCCGTAGCAAGCGAGTGTAAACCATAACAACTGTATCACATATCCCCCTTGAGGAAGTAGTATCCGTGATCCTTGAAAGCCTTCTTGTCCATAATGTCCTTACCACTGCCATCAACTGGTGAATGTCCGGGGAAAGTTGTCATTAGAGACACAACTGGCTTATTGCCAATCTTGCCAATCTCGGCAACAATAATGTTGACTAATTTTGTAGGATTCTGCCTCTTGTCACCGGGTATAACACCAATTTCCTGCTTGATAAAAGATGGCTTATCAGACGCTAGATCTTCCTCTGTATATGGGCTTCCATCCTGATTTACTAGTTCGTATTTGTTATCTGCGGCAACTTTAGACACAACAGCCCAATCTTTGACCCTATCTGTCATTCCAAACTTTTCCAAATCAGTAACTGCTTTGATTGATGGATCACTTGGATCTGCTTTTTTAAGACTGTCTAGGCCAATGTCTTTATTATAAGCGACATTTAACCACTTGTATTTTTGTACTCCTCTTTCTTCAGCCGCTTTGAATTTTTCTTTTCCCATTATGTCAAGCATCAAATTTTTAACTTGGTCTTTTGAAATTGTCCAAGTTGAAATAGGGTTCTTTTCATCAAAGTGCTTACTCATGTGTGGAGAATCAAGAGAATCCTTGAATAATACAAACAGAAAAGGGCCGACCTCTTTGACTGTCTCTGCACTAATCTCGTTGGCTTTTCCAGACAAGAACCTATTATCAGCAATCATTTTGCGAACTTGTTCTATTGTGTCAGAAGACTCTTCTACCTCATTCAAAAACTTCTGCCATTTTTCTAATATAAGTTTCATTTTATTTTCCTCACTGCG